TACCAGTATCTCCACACTGCATCCCGATGTAAACGTTATTCACCCCTGTCGTGATACCTCTACCAGCCTTGAACCCCAGACCGACGTTGCCGCCGCTGCCGTTTACCATGTTGTAGAGCGACTCGTAGCCGACCGCCGTCGAATATTGGGCGTAGGACGGTGCCCCGCTCTGCGTTGTCTGCAATGCCATTGCCCCGTGGCCGATAGCGGTGTTCCACCCGCTCGTCGTGGTGGCGTTCATGGCGTTGTAGCCGATGGCGAGGTTGTCGCCGCCTGTGACGGCTGCCAGCGCCCCCGTACCGACGGCAAGGTTATTGCCGTTAGGCGTTGATCGGTTGCCGACACCGATAACGACAGGGTATGAGCCGCTGGGATTGACGGACACCACCCCACCTGCCGTGATGGTGAGGTGAGTAGCGGAGTCCGTCTGGAGGTTCAGGTTGTCCTTGGCGTCGATATACATATCCTCATCGGTTCCCCTCGCCCGAATATAGAGGTTGCCGTCGCCGTCGTGGTCGATGAACGAGTGCGACCCGTTGGAGTAGACGAGCAGGTCGTCGCCCGTGCCAAGACGAATCACTGAAGCATCGTCCATGTCCAAATCGGCAGCAACAAAGGTCAGTTCGTCCTGATCCTCATCCCACAACAGATAGGTACCGCTAGTCGCACCAAACAGTTTGACATCGTAACCTGCCTCATTGACACCGACAGTTACCGTGCCGTTGAACTGCGAAGTGCTACTGGCAATCAACGCCTCCGTGACAGTCAACGCACCATCCATCGTTGCCGTTTGGCCCGATGCACCAATGTTGGGGGCGTTGTTGGCCCACGTTGTAATATTCCCAAAATTCGTATTCATCTCCGACGCCACAATAGCGTCACCAGCATCGAACGAATTAGTGATTGCTAGATCAGACATTTACCTGATTCTCCTTGTTCTATACATCCCGACGAGAGAAGTGATCCCCCATTTACCGCGCGCTCCCGTCGTGGGATCAACGCTAAACCTCACTGATATAGCCCGTGCTGTCCCAGCCGTAGGCCACCTAAAGAATTTGTAAACCTTAGACAACCCTTGAGAGGACCATATACCGTCGCCGGGAGTTGTTCCAGCACTTGTGTCGGTTCCATCCCACGTCCACGTAGCCGCACCAGCATCACTTGGGGAAGAACCCCATACAGAAGTGGACCCCAAGCCTACAATCGTTTTGGAATCAATGATTGTTCCCGAAGCGAGACTGTAATCCTTATAAACGGTGTAATCGACAGTCACAGTGTTTTCTGCCAACATGACTGTCCGTGTCTTCCCCCACCTTTTTGGAAACGTGGGACGGTTCCCCGACAACCAACGTGTCTGATAATGTGAAAAGATTTCAGACGCACCCGAACCTGTATAGTCGTCTGTGTCTGCCGGTTGTTCAAACTTCGACACCCGTGTAAACGCTGCCGTACCATCCCAATCTGATGTTACACCCAACGCCAAATGTGTACCCCCCGGAGGACGATACGAAAACAGTGTCCGGGCGTTAATGTCGTATCGGGTCCACGCCCCAGCCTGACCCAAAGACGGGTCCCAAACAAACACGTTGCGCCGGTTTGTTTGCGAAGCACCGGCAGCACCATCACCCGACTGGTAGTCTACAGACAGCCACAGTCGTTCATCAAACCACATCATCGACGGTTGTGTAGTAAACGTCAACGCAGACAAACTAATAGCGGGACGCAAACGTGTGAAAACGTCTGCCACGCTGTCACGGGTCAACAGAAACAAACCGTCGCGGGCATACCACACAAACACGCCATGCGGGGTGGACACCGGTAGACATCCGTCGATGGAGCCAATAACCCGTGTCAGATTCTGAACTTGGTAGTCGTCGGCAGAAAATCCGTACACCGCATAGACTGCGTTCTGTTTAAAAACGAGCAAACGGTCACCATCAGCCACAATGCCTGTTATACGGTCACCGTGTTCACCAATGTCGATGTCAATATAGTCTGTCGCTGTCCAATTCTCTGCATCATTAATTTTAGAGAACCTGACCCGGTTCGCATACGTTGTGGTACTTTCCACCGTGTAGGCGACCCAGATTCGTTCACCCCATGTTGTCGCGTAGCGTGCAGTGGGGAAATGGCCGTCTGAACCGTCAATATCGGGTTCTAAACGTGTAATGTCGTTTGCGCCACTCCACTTCACTGTACTGTACGATGTTGAGAACAGGGCACCGTTGCCAATATAGGTGAAATCGTTGAACGTCACAAAGAACGGTGCCGTTGTTCCCGTCAACGTTGCCGTTGCACTGGAGAGTTCCATGTCGGCAAAATCGCCGCCGGTACTGTAATGTAATTCCACGGCATTGCCAGCACTATTCAGGCACGCTGCGAGAATCTGGTCTGCACCGCCACCGACAGGCGTTTCGCTGTGACTCCCCAACGCAATAACACTGTTAGGCAATGCCGTACCGTTCAGGGCATCTATGCTGTCGCGGCGCTCCGCGCCGCCCCGCGGGTCAACAGTAACGTTGAGCAGCGCAGGAGATTCGTTGTATTCAAGGTTGAACTGGTCAGCGCGCAGGTTTAACCCGCCACGAAAGTCGGGTAATTCCTCATACCGATAGTCTTCGGCGCCAGCAACAGGGGGAATAGCGGTAGCGAGGCTCAACGCTACTCCCAAGAATAACGAAGACGGTTAGGCAAAATTGCCTGACTCAGCCAACGGCTAGCGCGGCGACTATTCAAAATAACCGGCTGCGGCGCCGGTGCACTCTTGTATCGTGCAGTCAAATTGTCCAGTTCGCCCACAAACGCAACATAGTACTGTTGCGCCATCCCTGAGTCTTCCTGCTGCTGATAGGCACGATAAATGCCGTACAGGCTTAAAACATTGTCAAAGGGGTCTGGCAAATCAGGAGTATCTGTGTTCGCAATGGCAGCACGATAAATAGCGGTATTGCCACCAAACTCAATAGCGTTACGGTAACCACGAGCATATATCGTTGTCCCCGCCGAGGGCGTCGGATACAACCGGAAAGAATCTCCCCATTCTGACCAGTACCACGGGGCACCTGTCGTGTTGGAATCCAACGGGTAAACAAGGTCCCCATCGTCCCTCCCCAAATACTCCAACACATGATTGTCTGTCATCAAATGATTAACTTCACGAAACCCCGGAGTTAAACCTGTCACAGAATCAATATCGACAGTAATATTTACTCCGACCTCCGCCAACGTATAATCCTTCTTAGACGCCACGGTAGTGAACGTTGTGTTTACCTCGTAAAAGGGCCAACGCTTTTCAGAGTAGACTACAGCATCATAGCCTTCCCTCAGAAACGTGTTCAGGGTCGCGTTCGCTATATCCGTCGTGTCGATGTCTACAACGTTGCGGATGTAGTCCCGCATTTCGCTTAATTGCACACGCCCCCCTATACTCTATGAAACGAGCAGTGTTCGCTGTCTCCAACTGGGCGACCCTTGCAAGGCTCGCCGTTCTTTTTTGTTGCTGCGCACAAAGTCGGTTTTGCCTCAACGGGCTGAATAGTGTGTGTGCTGGTGTTAGCCACCTGCGTCACCTGACGGCTGTACCCGACTGTTTGCGGACGCGGAGTAGCGTCCCGAAAACCAGTTGCCGGTTGCCCATAGGGGCGCATGCCAGCCTTGTATCCCGCTGAACGAGTACGCATTCTACCAATCCTCCTAAGTGCGTTGGGTGGGGGCCACCGAAGCGACCCCCACCTTCCACATATGTTTGTTAGGCTATGCCGGGGTAATCCCGTACATGAGGCCCTGACGGGCACGGTTACTCGTCGTGAACTCTCCGTAACAGAGAAGTTGCGAGAAAACCGAATCCTGATCGGTTGGGCGCACGAACGGCGTCGGCTTGAACCAAACGTCGCTGTGTGCAACCAACTGAAGGTACTTGGTGTTCAGGAAATAAAACTTTCCTTCACCAGCCAACGTACCGTCAAATGTTACAGGACAGCCCTTGAACATGAGGTTCTGGAAACCTGCATCTGCTACCTCAGTATCGGTGTAGCGGATGTTCTGGTCCAGCAGAGCCTCATAGGCTTCGTACTGGTTTTGGCCTGTGATAGCAATGGTCGGCTGGTCATTACCAACTGAACAGTTGTTATACAGGGTCGCCATCGACGCAACAGTAATTGCTGCGCTGCCTTGATTGGTGACCGCAGACCTCCACCACGAGTTGTCCGCATCGGTAGCATCAATGCCACCGGGGGAACCCGTGGAACCGACCAGAGACGAAAGCCCCTCCATGTCCTTGCTGCTGTTTCCAGTACCGTTGCCGAAAAACATGGTGTTCATGTTCTCAATGATTGTTTCCTGCGTCTGGAAAATCTTGCCTTCCAGCAGGTCAATGATCTGAGCCTCACCGTTGTTCTTCGCTTCTTCGATACCGCTAATCGTCACAGTGGCCGCATACTGCTTCCCGTCATACTCAGCGGCAGAAATGCCAGTCTGAGCAGTCGTCAAAATAGTATCCGTACCGCTATACGATCCAGCCGTGCTATTGGTTCCATAAATCACTGGAACCACAATCTTTGCACCACCCGAAATACGCCGAATCGTCTGACCGTTCGTCAACGCATAGAACAATGGCCTAGCGCTGAAGATGTTGTCAGTGAGTCTCGGGACGTAATTCTTTAAAGTAGTGGAAAGAATCTCATCAAAGTTGCTGTTACCAGCAGCCATAAATTCTTACCT